ATGGCTGACCGTATTAAAGGAATCACAGTAGAGATCGGCGGCGACACCACGAAGCTGTCCGACGCCTTAAAGAATGTAAATAAGTCCATCCGCCAGACACAGGATCAGCTTCGGGATGTAAACAAGCTCTTAAAACTTGACCCCGGCAATGCCGATCTTCTCGTCCAGAAGCAGAAGTACCTCTCCGCGGCGATCTCCGACACAAAGGAGAAATTAAAGCAGGAGCAGGATGCCTTAAAGCAACTGCAGCAAGGACCGCAGACCGAGGAGACCATCAAGCAGCAGGAGGCTCTGACCCGTGAGATTGAAAACACCAAGCAGTCCCTTGAAAAGCTGAAGTCCGAGTTCAAGGATGTCGGTTCTGTGGCAGGTGTCCAGCTTCAGCAGGCAGGACAGAAAATGAAGGATGTTGGTGACAAGATCACAGGTGTCGGCACTTCCCTTTCCACCCAGGTGACCGCCCCGATTGCCGCCGTCGGTGCGGCATCCCTTGCCGCTTTTAAGGAAGTGGATGAGGGAGCTGATATCGTAACGCAAAAGACCGGAGCAAGCGGCAAGGCATTAAAGGAAATGCAGGATGCGGCAAACGATATTGCGACATCCATCCCTACCGACTTTGCCACGGCAGGTTCTGCGATCGGCGAGGTAAATACCAGGTTCGGCCTTACCGGGGATAAGCTGAAGAAGCTCTCCCAGCAGTTTGTTGAGTTCGCATCCTTAAATGACACGGATGTATCGACTTCCATTGATAACGTATCGTCAGTCCTTAATGCGTTCGGCATGGATGCATCCCAGGCAGGCGGTATGCTTGACGTTCTAAACTCTGTCGGACAGTCCACAGGACTTTCCATGGATACCCTCGCACAGGATCTCTCGCAGAACGCGGCACAGCTTCAGTCTATGTGGCTTAACGCCACGCAGTCCGCACAGTTCCTTGGCAATGTCGAGATGTCTGGCCTTGACGTAGGCGTTGCGATGGCAGGCATGAAGAAGGCCATGAAGGAGGCCGCTGGGAACGGGCAGACCCTTGACCAGGCGCTGAAAGGTTTCTCGGATACCATGCACTCAAACAAGAGTGATACCGAGAAGCTGCAGGCCGCCTACGACCTGTTCGGCTCCAAGGCAGGTGCCTCGATCTTCAATGCAATGAAGACCGGCAAGCTCTCCCTTGACGGTTTCTCCTCCGATATGAGTTCCTTCTCCGGAAATGTATCAAAGACATTCGATGATACTTTAGACCCAATTGATAAGTTTCAGACCACGCTTAATCAGCTTAAAATTACGGGAGCTGAGATAGGAAACTCCCTCTCCGCTGTCCTTGCTCCGATGCTTCAGCAGGCGGCAGCCGCCTTAAAGCAGGTCGCAGGCTTCTGGGAAAAGCTGCCTGCGCCAATGCAGCAGTTTATCATAAAGGCAGCCCTTGTTGCTGCAGCCGTAGGGCCTGTCCTAGTAGGCATTGGCAAAGTGACAAGCTCCATCGGCACGATCACATCAGGCATTGGAAAGGTCATGACGCACCTCGGAGGGCTGTCCGGCGCAATGACGGCATTCAGCTCGGTCGGGCTTCTTCCCATGATCGGGATCATCGCCGCAGTAGTCGCGGCTGTCGTTGCTGTCATTGCGATCATAAAGAACTGGGGAGCAATATCCAACTGGTTTAAGGGAGTCTGGGAAGGCGTCTGTAACGGCGTAAAGGCGGTAGGAACAGCCCTCGGAAACTTCTTCACCGGGCTCTGGAACGGCGTAAAGACTGTGACAACTACAGCGTGGAACGGAATAAAGACAGGCGTATCTACGGTCTGGAACGGCATGAAGACAGGTGCATCCACCGTATTTAACGGGATAGAGACACATATCTCGAATGCCTGGAACAATGTAAAGACCAATACCTCCACGGCATGGAGTGCGATAAAGACAAGCGTCGCCCAGCACGGTGGCGGCATCAAGGGCGTGATCGGCACTGCTATGGAGGGCTATAAGGCGATCTGGAAAACAGGCTTTGACATCATAGATAAGGTGACCGGAGGAAAACTGGGAGACGCCCTTTCCAAGGCAAAGGAAAAGACCGCCGGGATCAGGGATGCCTTCTCCGGCGCAATGGACAAGGCAAAGTCCGTGGTAAGCGGAGGGCTTGAGCGGATCAAAAACTTCTTTGCCGGATGCCATCTTTCGTTTCCGAAGATCAAGCTTCCGCATTTTTCAATCAGCGGAAAGCTCTCCATCAAACCGCCTTCCGTTCCGCATCTTTCGGTCAGCTGGTATAAGAAGGCCATGAACGAGCCGTACATCCTCCAAAGTCCTACGATCTTTGGAATGTCCGGTGGCAGTCTTCTCGGCGGAGGCGAGGCCGGTGAGGAAGCAATCGTAGGAACGGACCGGCTCTCGTCCCTTGTGACGAACGCCGTCCTTGCGGCTAATGGCGGTGCCCAGACGATCGTTATCCCTGTTTATATCGGGCAGGAACGGATCGATGAACTGGTGGTGAAAGCCACACAGAGAACCAACTACAGGTCAGGAGGCAGATAATGTTAAAGAAGGATTTTCCCATCTACTTTGATGATACGAAGCTTTTCTGGCCTGTGAAATGGGACGAGAGTTACGAGGTCGTGGAAAGCAAGAATACCACAGAGGCGGGCACTGATCAGATCATCGTGACAAGATACGATAAGCTGACTGTCTCCGCCTCTTTCCAGTGTTCCGACAGATGGGCGGCGGTCTTTGCATCCTTCCGCGATAAGGACAGCATCGCCGTAAGGCTTTATGACATAAAAACCAAAGGCTATAAGACAAGGACCATGCGGATCCGGAACTTTAAGACCGGACCGGAGAAGAACTCGGAGAAGACAAGAGGAACGAACGGACTCTATACCGTGAGTTTTGACCTGCTGGAATTTTAGGAAGGAGGTGCTTCATATACGCCGTAAGCGACAAATATAAGGCTGCCATGAAGCAGCCGGTACAACATTTTTCCATGAAGGGAAGCATTGGTGATACCTTTTTTTGTGACGACAACATCCTGTCCGGTTCCTGCCAGATCACCAATCAATGCTCTGACGATACGATGATTGGTATCGGGCAGGTTTATATCGGGCAGATGGACATCACTCTAATGAATCTGGATCTAAAGCGATACTCTCTGAAAGGAGAAAAGATCACACCCTTCTTCGGACTTAAGCTTGCGGACGGTACCTACGAGTACATTCCTCTCGGTGTGTTTAACATTTCCGAAGCCCAATGGACACAGTCCGGTGTCGTGATAAAAGCCTATGACAATCTGTCGCTTTTCGATAAGACCTGCCCGGTAGGCACTACTTTGGGAAAACCATATGATCTTGCAAAAATGGCCTGCGAGAGTTGCAAAGTTCCGCTTGCTACTACAGAAGATGAATTTAAGACATTCGCCAATGGTTCTGAGAACTTTTCTCTTTATTCGGAAAATGATATCGAGACATGGCGGGATTATCTGTCATGGCTTTCCGCTGCTCTCGGGTGCTTTGTGACCTGTGACAGAGCAGGAAGGATAAAGTTCTGCTCCTACAGTAAGTCTGTCGTGGATATAATCGATGAAAGTCATCGGTTCAGCGGAGGCTCTTTCTCTGATTTTGAAACAAGATACACGGGTATTTCCTGCGTGAATCTAAGTGACAAGACTACCAGTTACTACGGGATGGATGAGGATAACGGACTGACCTATAACCTCGGCAGCAACCCCTTCCTTCAGTACGGAGTATCGGAAAGTCTTGAAAAGCAGCGGCGTGCCATTCTTACAGCGCTCCAGCAGATCGATTATGTCCCGTTCAAGGTTACGATGATCGGAAATCCCGCCTATGACTTAGGAGACGTGCTTTCCTTTCCCGGAGGGATAGGTGATGCCAATAAGCTCTTCTGTATCACAAAGTACACCCTAAAATACAACGGCTCCTATGAGATTCAGGGTGTCGGACAGGATCCTTCCCTCGCTTCCGCAAAAAGCAAATCCGATAAAACGATTGCCGGACTGCTTTCGTCACAGACGGACAACGACATGCACTATGTGCTCTACCAGAACGCTGAAGCTGTAAATATTGACGATGGAAAAGAAGGTTCTGTCATGTCCGTAAAGTTCGCGGTCCAGAAAACCACGCACATCTCCTTTGATATGGAAATCCTGCTGTCGGTTGATACAACGGAAGGCAAAGATACTGGAAATGTCTCGGAGGGAGACGCTTATGTAAAAGCTACTTATTACTTAAACGGTGATGGAATCAGTACAAGGCATCCTGTGGAAACCTTTCAGGACGGCGAGCACATCCTGCGTCTTCGGTATGAGCTGGAAGCTGTGGAGGCGTCTATTCATACATGGAATGTTGTACTGTCCGTAAAAGGCGGTTCCCTCTCGATAGTAAGATACGGCGTTCTCGGAGTCGTAAGCGGCATGGGACTGGCAGGCAACGGCGAATGGGACGGCGAGATCACGGCGGAGGATACAATCGACCGTATTCTTATTAACCGGATAATGAGCTGCTTCTCAGATACGGTGGACATCCGTTTACTTCATGATACACCATGCCTTGCTGTAGACCGTGTGGCTAGGGTTAATATCGCGTCTATCTTTGCTGGTTTTGCAGAGACTGTAGAATCCACTTCCGACATCATGGTTTTCTCGCCGTGGGCAAACGCTGACAGGGTCGCTACTTCCTGTGAAGTAAAGGATAACGGCTGGATCGGCTCCGGCTCTACAACACTAAAAACAAGTCTTTCGGTTACTACCGGTGCTGTATACGGTGCAAAACATATCACAGCGGATTCAAAAAATGCCATATTTTATATTTCCTTTGACGGCGGCTCTACATGGATGGGCTACGCTGAGAATGAATGGAAAGAAAATGTCGCAATGACAGAATCCGATATCGGCGAGATTCCGGAGGATGCCTTAAAACAATATGACCATCTGTCGGTAAAGGCCGTGCTGGAAAACGACTCGGTTCTTTACGCAATCAATCTATACGGAGGAAGGATACAAAAATGAAAGGACATGTGAGTATTGAGCTGCATAATCATAACAGCGGATTTACCGAGCGGATTGAACAGGACAACATGGTGACAAACGCGCTTACCTACGCTATGGGCCATGCTGTCTCCTGCGGTGCCAATCTGTCAGACCTGATGCTCCCGGTGGCAAAAAGAGGACTCGGAGGACTTTTCCTTTTTGACGGGAAACTGGAAGAGAACGCAGAGAATGTGCATTTTCCCATGGATGTCCATCTGATAGGGCATGCAGCGCGAACCGTAAATACGGATGATCCCATGCGTGGAAGCATTAACTCTCTGGAAACAAAGAGGACTGACACAGGCTATGTCACTGTCTGGGACTTTTCCACTTCGCAGGCGAACGGAAATATTGCATCCCTTGCTCTTACCAGGAATACGGCAGGAGAAGATCCCCTCAAACTCTATGACGGAGAATCAGGAAGCACGACGGACTATGAATATGGCCTGGCCTACGATGAGGATCAGGGATTTTTATACAAAGCGGATCGCTACGGCAACATCATCCGTCAGAAAGTGCCGGACTGGAAGCTTCTGGTATCCGATCCTTACTGGGGACCGGATGAGAAAGTAGTAAATCTTACCGGAACTGACAACTGGGACAACTGGATCATCTCAAACGGACAGGACGGATATCTGTATCTTATCCGAATGAACCGGCAGGAACATAGTCGATGGAACGGCAGTGAATATGAAAAGTACTACACCTACGGCATGGAAAATTCTTCCGGCAACGCACTTCTTTTTGTAAGAAAATATAAGATCAGTGATTTCAGCTTCACACAGGAAGGCAATGAGCAGACGATTGAGTTGTCATCTGTGACAGCAAAAAACGATGCCGTTGTGTCAAGAGGATTCTACTACGTGCGAGGTTATGATAACCACAGCGTCTATAAGGTCGAGATGGCAAATCCGGTAAACATCGTGCTCCTAAACCAGTTCAAGCAGTACGATGTCGGAGGGCTTTACCCCATGTATAACGGCGGTGTGATCACAAACAACGGGCTTCTTATCTACCCGGACGGATCCTACATCAAAAAGGATAAAGTGGCGATACCGGATTACGGCTACGAAAGCCCTCACTTGTTCAGTTTTCACTACAACAGTTATCCGAAAAAGTCCATTCCGTCCTCCTATATCGGAACAATATGCAACCTTTCATCTCCGGTCACAAAAACATCCGCCACTTCAATGAAGGTGACCTATACGCTTACAGATCTAAAGGAGAACTAAGATGATGATTAACTATACAGGGAAAAGTAAGGTGATAAAGCGGCTCTGCGAAGCGGTGAATCAGCTGACCACAGGAGAGGATACGCTCTCGAAATTCGACGCGGATGGTGACGGTGTTGTTGACAATGCTTTAAAGGTAGACGGTCATACCGTAAAATCGGACGTCCCGGAAGGAGCAGTCTTTACCGATACCACCTATACGTTTGAGCTGAGTGACGGTAAGCTTACAATCCGATCCTCCGCCGGAACTGAGCAGATATTGAACTTGAAAGGAGATGATTCTATTGCTTGACTTTATTCTGCGGTACTGGGTGCAGGAACTTTTCGCACTCATTATCGCAATGATCACATGGATGGTAAGATCCATCCACAAGAAGAAGGATGAATACGATGTCCTCCGGGAAGGAATTCTCGCCCTGCTGCACGACCGGCTCTACCAGTCCTGCAGCTTTTTTATTGAGCAGGGTTTCTGCACCATCGAGGACCGGAACAATCTCGAATATCTCTATACGCCGTACAAGGCACTCGGAGGCAACGGCACCGGAGAATCCCTGTACAAGAAATGTCTGGAACTGCCAATCACGGCAGACAGAAATAAAGAAAAGGAGGAATGACTTATGGACTTTGGAATCGCAAGCGTAGCGGCAATCACGGTGATCGCCTACCTTGTAGGTGCTGCATGTAAGGCTTCGCAGAAGGTTTCCGACAACTGGATCCCGGTGATCTGCGGGATTGTTGGAGCGGCATTAGGCGTCGCAGGGCTTTACATCATGCCGGACTTTCCGGCAAAGGACGCGGTCAACGCCCTCGCAGTCGGTATAGTATCCGGCTTTGCGGCAACCGGCGTAAACCAGGCTGTCAAGCAGCTCAGCAAAAATACGGATTGAAAGGGGGCGATCCTACTATCCCGGCTATCCCTTCCGTCAATGGGACGTTGCTTTCTGCTGCTCTCCGGCTAATCCCCGGAGGGCTTTTATTATGGAGGAAATGACATATGAGCAAAACAGAACAGGCCATCCAGTGGATGGAATCTCACGCTAATGACAATAGACACGGCTATGACCAGAGGTACCGCTGGGGAGAAAGAGGCGACTACGACTGCTCCTCCGCCGTGATCTCGGCATGGCAGGCAACCGGAGTTCCGGTAAAGACGAAGGGTGCGACCTATACCGGGAACATGCTCTCTGTTTTCAAGTCCTGCGGATTCTCCGATGTGACAAGGACTGTAAACCTTGCTACCGGAGCAGGCTTAAAGCGCGGCGATGTGCTTCTGAACGTCCGCCACCATACCGCGATGTACTGCGGAGGCGGCAGGGAGGTCGAAGCTTCGATAAACGAAAAAGGCACAGTCACAGGAGGCCGTCCCGGCGACCAGACAAGCAGGGAGTTTTTGATCCGCTCTTACCGGAACTACCCGTGGACAAACGTGCTCCGCTTCAGTGAGGCGGTCTCCCCGTCAATCACGGTCGAGCAGGCGGCAAGAGACGTGCTCGCCGGAAAGTATGGAAACGGCGAGACAAGAAAGAGAGCCATCAGCTCCCTAGGTCTTGACTACAACGCCGTACAGCAAAGGGTCAATGAGCTTCTGCGTGGAAGCTCTGCTCCCCAGAAGTCCCTTGATACGGTTGCCCGGGAAGTGATCGCAGGCAAATGGGGAAATGGCGCAGAACGTGTAACGCGCCTTACCAGGGTGGGCTTCAATGCCTCCGCCGTACAGAAAAAAGTGAATGAACTCTTAAGATGATCATGCCCCGCAGGCGTTCCTTAAAAAGGAATTTCCTGCGGGGCCTTTTTTTGTGTAAAAAAGCTCTCCTTCTGGGTGTGGATAAGCAGAAGGAAATTTGCGAGGCAAAACACCCCCTCAAAACGTCTCCCAAATGTCCGTACTATGAAGGAGGCTATACCCATGACGGAAGAAAACAGCTATTACACCAATGATCGGATAAAGAATCATCTCGACTACTGCCGTGCTCAGAAAATTGCCCAGACGATGCTTGACGCAGGACTTATAAATGAGCACGAATTCGAGAAATTATCCGACATCAACCGTGAAACCTTTTCACCATTGTTTGCGGAAATATATCCAAAAACTGCTTGCTATGTATCCGGATCAGAGTGATGTATGGACACTGACAAGGAGGCTAGACAATGCGGAAAATAACAAAACTAGAACAGGCAAACAAAGGAAATAAGAAGGCAGAGAAAATCCGCGTTGCGGCGTACTGCCGCGTATCTACGGACTCAGACGAACAGCTGGAAAGTCTTAATACGCAAAAAGCGCATTATGAAAGCTATATCACTTCCCGTGATGACTGGCAGCTTGCCGGCATCTACTACGACGAGGGCATCAGCGGCACCGGCAAATCCCGGCGTCCGGAGCTTGAACGGCTCATGCAGGACTGCAAGGCGGGGAAGATCGACATGGTCATCACCAAAAGCATCAGCCGCTTCTCCCGGAACACTACAGACTGCCTTGAGCTCGTCAGAAAGCTCCTCGAACTGAACATTCCCATCTGGTTCGAGAAGGAGAACATAAACACCGACTCCATGGAAAGCGAGCTCTTTCTTTCCATTCTTTCCAGCATGGCGTCGGACGAATCCCTTTCCATCAGTCTGAACAGCAAATGGAGCATCAAGAAGCGCTTCGAGAACGGCACGTTCAAGATCAGTTACCCGCCATACGGGTACGGCTGGAACGGTGAGACGATGACCATCATCCCTGAGCAGGCACAGATCGTAAAGCGCATCTTCTCAGAAGTTCTTGCCGGAAAGGGAACCACGGCCATTGCCACAGAACTCAATCAGGAGCACATCCCAACGAAGCGAGGCGGCCGCTGGAGTTCATCCTGCATCCGCGGGATGGTCGCAAACGAAAAATACTGCGGCGACTGCCTCTACCAGAAGTCCTGGTCAGATTCTTCCTACAAGCGGCATTTAAACCATGGCGAGCAGACACAGTACCTGCAACATAACCACCACGACCCCATTATAAGCGATAAGGACTGGGAGGCCGCACAGAAGGTCATTTCTCAGAGGGCGCGCGAGAAAAGCATTAGTAAAGGCGATGAGAAGTACCAGAACCGTTATGCATTCTCAGGCAAAATCATCTGCGGCGAATGCGGCGCAAAGTTAAAGCGTTGCACCCACTATACCACCAACGGAAGCTATGCGATATGGAGCTGCAAGACACATATTAATGACAAAAGCCGCTGCTCCATGCTGTCCGTCCGGGACAGCGACATCAAGCTTTCCTTTTTGACAATGATGAATAAGCTTATATTCTCACACCGGTTGATCCTTAAACCCTATGCAGAGAACCTGAAACAGAATTCGACCAGTCAGACCCTTCGCCATATAGCGCAGCTTGAAACAAGCCTCGCCGAAAACTCTGACAAGCGCAAAACCCTGACAAAGCTCATGGCACAAGGATTTATCGATCAGGTGATCTACAGCCAGCAGACCACAGAACTCCTCTCAAAGGCTGATGACATTAGAAAAAAGATAGACGCCCTGAAAAACACGACAAGCAATGAAGCCACAGCTCTGATGCAGGCGGAGGAACTGTTACGGTTCACCGAAAAAAGCCCTATGCTTGAGATATTTGATGGAGACCTTTTCACGAGGTTCGTTGAACGTATCATCGTCTGCTCCCGGCATGAGCTGAAATTTGTTCTCAAGTGCCGCCTGACGCTTACAGAAAGGATGTGAAAAGACATGGGACACACACCATACGGATACAGAATTGAAAACGGTAAGGCGGTCATCGAAGAAGATAAAGCCGAGAAGATAAGAAACCTCTACAGGAACTACCTTGACGGAATGGCGCTTGCGAAGGCTGCGCACGAAGCAGGGATCGAGGCATGGCACGGCTCGGCAAAACGCCTGCTTGAAAACAGGCACTACCTCGGAGACGACTACTACCCTCCCATCATCGACCAAAAGACCTATGACAAAGCACAGGAAGAACGCCTGCGCCGGGCAAAGGTGCTCGGACGGACGAACAGGAAAAAGCAGCCTCCGGATACACAAAAGCCGCCAACCAGTTTCATTTTCTCTGCTCTTAAGAAAAATTATGACAACCCTAAACAGCAGGCGGAATACCTGTACAGCCTGATTGAAAGCGAGGCGCAGTGA